CACTTTGATATTTCATAGCAATTTTCGCTCCATTGTTCATAGAGCCGCCAAATCCCAAATTCTCTGGATTGCGATAGTATCGTATTGGGTGCTTTGAAGTTCCTTGCCACCAAGCAACGCCACTTTGAATGTCTGCATCTGTTGAAGCATCATCAATAAGAACAATCTCAGCATTTCCAACTGGAACATGCTTGTAAATTTCAAACAGCCTTTGGTGTGTCAAATCCCAACGATTTAGAAATGGAATAATGATACTAGTTTTCATAATGAAATTTCATTTCTTGCAATCCAGATAACACGGTGTAAATTGGCAACCCAATTTTCTTTGCCAAACTTGTTTTCAGACCCGCTTTCTTTGGTCTATTAGCTGATTTCATATCCCATTTCCACTTTGCAGGCAAAATCAATTCTTTATTATACCCAAATACATTAGCAATCATCAAAGCAAATTCATATCTGCTCAACACATCTTCACCAGCAATGTGAACAATCTTTGGAGTATCTTCCATCTTGGCTAATTTTACCAATGCTTCAGCCAAATGTGGAATATAAGTTGGTGTGCCAAATAAGTTCATTGGAACAGTAAATGGTTTTCCTTCTTTCAATTGCTCTAATGTTTTAGTAACAAAGTCTGGTTTATTGCCTCCGTATAAAATTGTAGTTCTAATTAGAATATCATTACGTTTATTTTGATAACCAAGAAATACCTGCTCTCCCAAATACTTAGAAAGTCCATAATTGCTGATTGGATTGGGTTTTGAATTTTCTGAATATGCCCCATTTCTTCCATCAAAAACGTAATCTGTGCTAATATAAATTATTCGTCCATTGAAAAGTTGGAGCAAATTCATCGTTCCCATTTTGCTAATGGCAACTGCTTTTTTATATATGCCTATCTGCTCACAACTATCTACATCTGTAATTGCGGCACAGTTGATTATGACATCTGGAATAGTTGATTTGATTGTTTCATAGACTTGAACAGTTCTGGTTATATCACAATCAAGTGGAATACATCCTTGATTGATTAGTTCTGAACCTAATCTACCTTTATGACCAACAACAGCAATTTTCATTTTTGTTTTATCCAAACCTTTTTGCCCAGTTGTTTTGCTTTATTTATTGTATGCCATGTTCCTCTACTATTTTTAGTTGGAAATGCTATAACTGCTTCGCAATGATTTACTATTCTAATATTTCTTCTAAAATATGCTCTTGGAAATCCGTCCTTTGGGTCTGGTGGATAACAAACAAAAGTTATACCTTTTTCTATCGCATATTTATACGCAAATTCGTCTGCTCCAGTTGCCCCTCCTGAGATTATCATATCAATACCAAAAAGTTTATGAAAAGAATCTAATACCATTTTCATAAAATTATAATCAGAAAAATCTCTGCCTCCAACAACAGCAATTTTCATTTCAATAATTTCAGTCCATCAACATAATCAAACAATGGTATTCCAAGATTTTTTGCCTTGGTTACATTCAATCCGCAACGTAATGGTCTCGGAGCAACATTCTTCAATTCATAATCCCGTGGCTTTATCAATTTACTATCATAACCAAAATGTTGAGCAATTGAAGTCCAAAATTGATAGTAATTTGTAGTTGCCTTGCCCGATATATTCAACAAATCCGGCATTATATCTATGTTTCTGACAAAATATAGCAGTCCAATTACGAAATGATTTACATGAAGAAACGATCTGCTAATCAAGGATGTAAATTCCAATTCTTGTCCTTTTTCAAGGGATAAAAGATTGTATCTCAAATCATCATAATCAAAGAGTTTGCTTGATCGAACAATCTTCACTAAACTTACCCCATACTTAGAAACAAGTTCGCCACCCCACTTAGTTGATCCATAATGGTTTACTGGATTGAGTTTATCTTTTTCTGTATATGGTCTATATTTCAAGCCATCAAAAACATGATCTGTTGAAAGATAAACCAAAGTTCCAGTAAAAGCATCTACAATGTTTCCAGTTCCACGAACATTGACTTTGAAAGCATCTTGATAATTTGCTTCACAATATTCAACATTTGTCAAAGCGGCACAATGAATAATAACATCTGGATTGATATTTTTGATTTCGGAATGAACAGCATCTAAATCTAAGATGTTGCATTTGATTGGTGCAATATCTAACCCATGTGGATTTCTTAGAATTGCTTGACCAACTTTGCCTTGATAACCAGTCAACCCAATTTTCATTTTTATCCTTCCTCACGAAAATAAGCATGATATATCTACCATGCTTATTTTACATGATTTTATCTAATTTTACATTAATGCTAGATTAGAGATTTCCAGCCCGCTTTTTCGCTGCATCTTCAACGGCAATCGTTCCAATTAGCCATAGAATAACTGCTGTAATTGCTCCCCAAACAACTTCAGGAACTTGAAAGTAATGAAGAACAACAATTTCTGCAACAGCGAAAACCGCCAACCAAAATTTCCTAGACCTAAATATAGACATTTTACACTTTTCCTTTCTGACTTTCACGTATTCTTCTTATTCTAACAGATACTTCAGGAATTGGTACTTCTTTTACTGGAATTAGATCAATCAATTCCTGTTTTCTTACTCTAGGATCAAATTGAAGATCATAATATCGAGCCAATGTTCTCAATTGCGATACAGTCAATAATTCTAATTCTTCTTTTGTGAAATCACTCATCTTCCTCCTCCATCAATACAACAATAATTCCTGACAAAAACTACTCCAATATTCTCTATTATTGTTAGTTTTGGCATGGCAAGATTTACACAAAGTAATACAATTTTCAGGTGTTGTATTTTGTTTATTATAATCTATATGGTGAACATCATAAGCCTTTCTTTTTCCACATATTTTACATTTATACTCGTCTCGTTTACGAACTTTGTGCTTAAATTTTATATTAAATTCTCTTGGATAATTTCTAACATAATTTCCATCTATCCAACAATGGTGATTTTCCCCAGAATGATAATCCCAAAAACATTCTTTGGAACAATATTTTTTGACGCCATTTTTATGATCCTCAAATGATTTTCCACAGTTTTTACAAGTCTTTTCAACTCGATCTTTTCTATGTATAGAAAAGCATCCAATAGAACAAAATTTTCCAAATCCATATTTTTCTTTATATGAATGAATTTTAAAAGCCTCTCCACACTGCAAACACGTCTTATCAAGTTTATCTATTTTTGCTTCAACAGCGCATTTTTGAGAACAATATTTACCCTTTCCTATTTTACTCAATGGATAAATAAAGAAGTTTTGGTTGCAGTTTTTACATACGCGCTTTACTCTGCTATCTGTTCTGCTTTTTAAATAACATTCTCTTGAACAATATCTTCCTCTCTTTAATTTAAATCTATGCGGATGAACAGAAAATTCCTTTTGGCAATTTAAACAATTTACAAATATAGATGTTTTCATAGAATTATAAAGACATTGGCGGGAGCAATATTTGGTTTTTCTTGACTTATAAAATGTAGTTTTACAATAATTACAAACCAATTTAACAATCATTAACGACCCCCCCCAAATCCCCACCGCCTAACATCATCTGAATTTGCATAGCGAAACACGGGTTTGTTTCCGCAGGCAGAACAATTGCTTTTTCTAATGCTCAACACGTTTTCAACATCTGCTGAATTCACCCAAGCCAATGAAATGTTCGCTCTAACCACGAATAAATACTCATTGTTATTTCCCAAGCGAACATACTTCTGTATGGGCTGATGATATTTTAGCGCAACTTGCCCTAACTCATTGGTTTCCATTACGAATATATTGCTGTTTTTATTCTGCGAACTGCATCAGAGTAGTTGGGGGGCAGGCACAACTTTCGAGCAAAAAACCTGTTTTCAGCGGTTTCAATAGTTGGTTTTTCCACTCGAACAACTACATCATTTTCCAAAACAATAATGTACGCCAATGGAGCATCAGCAAAGCAAAACTTTTGACGTTTTGGGTCTGATTTATCTACACGAACCAAATCAGCACCATAAGCCAAAAGTGCAGATGCAAAATACATATCGCCTATCTGAATTTCATCATTCATATCTAATCCTTATTTCGTGATGGGTAAGGGGAAAGGAGAGAAACCCTTACCCATCACATCGCTACACCCGAATGCAATTATACTATGCTAACCCACCACAGTACAAGTCGAGGTTATCCGACCAGTGAACTGAGAAGTATATTTCCCTTGCGCACAACACGCCTTGATTATTAGCACAGTCGCTTTCCAAACTTCAAATGAAATTGCAGTACAACCTGGAGCAAGATCATTCAAAGACAATGGAATTTGAGTGCGCCGGTAAACCAAAGGCTCGCCGTTATGCGTCATGCGAAGTGCCCACAAGTCTGCCTGGAAGTTGCCTCCACCAATATCGGTTCTGCGGAAGTTGTTATCAGCAACAACCATTAGAGTACCAACACCAGTATTGACTGAACCAGCGAAGTTGAAGCCTGGAACAATCCGATTGCCACTTGCATAGTTGATAATCTGGCTACCCTGAAAACCAAGTTGGAAGTATGCGCTCATCATTTCCTGAACAGCCTGTGGATGCCCAAAGACATGCGTAGGCTTTGCACAACCTTCACTCAAGAAACGATCAAAACCAGCAGCAGAGAAAGTACCTGACGCTGTGTTGCTATTGGTGTGCATTGTGCAGGATGTGCCAGATGCCCAGTTCTCGATACCATCAAACTCTAACGAATTCGTATTGACATCTCCCTGAACTAGCAAGCGATCTTCACCATTCATAACCAAAGTCATTGCAAGGCGAACTTCCTTCTCTTTTACGTCACGAACAACTTCACGCTGGAAAGAAGCAAGATCAGCCCCACCAGGAAGCCCCTGACCGGATGCAAAGCCACCAACCAATTGATTGATACCATTCCAATTGGCAGCAGCAACCGCGGAACTGTGCTTGATGTCACGAACAGACAATGACTTTTTTGCGCCTAGGTTTTTCAGAGTCACAGAAATGTTACTACCATCATGAGTATATTCCTCAGGGCACTCGCCGTCAGCAAATGCAATGTAGCTAGAACCTGAAGTAAATGCCAATGATGTTAGCTCACGCCAAGTTTCTCCATTTAGTGAGCCGCCAAGCTCAGGAATTGCCCTGAGAAGGTTCACTTCCTCACACATATCAATGATTTCTGTAGTATCCAGGGGAGTTGGATACTGCGAATCGAAATCAGCGGGTTGTGCATAGGGCTGAGGCAGGATCAAAGGATCAGTAGTTCTAGCAACAAAAGCTTTTTCCTTTGTCGCATCCTCGCCCACATTCAGAATTGCTTCCCCAATCAAACTATCCATAGTCATTTCAGACCTCCAAAATCAATAAATTTTTCTTGTTGCAGGTCTGACGCTAAAAAGCTTAACCAGACAAAATTGCTAATCTGACGGTGAAAACCTTGACCAGATTAGTATGTAGTTTTTTCGATAATTTCTCTCAACTTCGGTGTTTCAGATTTTGCTACACTAGAACTTTTCTGTTCCTGAAGCTGAGGAATAAACGGAGCGGGAGTATAACTTCTCCGCTGTGGAACATCCATTACAGACTTATTAGTTTGAGACAATTGGCTAACCAATAGCCCAATTTGCTGAGCCAATGGCGCAATTGCTTTATTCAAAGCATCAGCAAGATCAACTTCTGCTTTTACCTGTGCAGGCACAGATGTTATTAGAAGTTCCTTGATCTTTGTTGCTACATTGCTGAATGGGTCTTGAATGGCTCTCAATCTATCATCACCAGTAAGATTGGATTTATAAACTTCATCGAATGATGCTCTCAATTCATTCAACACTGTGTCAAGTGGGTGTTGTTCAGTAGGTTGTGGGTTTTCTTTCAT